GGTACCGGACGGTCGCCGTCCGGCTCGATTTTCAAGCGGCTGTAGATCAGCTCCTTGGCGTTGTCCGTGCCTACCTCAGTGAGGTAAACCCGGTCGCCCTTGGTCTTTTTCTTCGGGAAGGTGGCAATCTTCTTGCCGTAGGTCGCAGCGCCGAACACCGGGATAACCCAGGTGACGCCATGCTTTTTACTTTCCTTGCGAACTTCGTCCGAGTAGTGACCACCGGAGTCCCAGCACCAGCGCTCTACACGCATCAGCGTGCCGTCTTCCCGGGTGAACTGGCGGCGTATTTCCTGGCCCACTTTTTTGCGCAGTTCAACGCTTGCGGGGTCACCGGTCAGTACCCAACGGTGAACCAACCACGCTTCCTCACCGGCGCCAAAGGCCCAAACACGGCCTTCATAACGGTCATCCTGCGTGTCAATCCCGCCGAACAGCGCGACACCCCGGGCGGGCACTTTCAGGTAGTTGCTACGTCGTTTGGCCAGGACTTCCCATTCCAGTTTCTCGCCTTGGTCTTCTTCCCAAGCTTCGCCCAGGGTGGTGTTGATAAAGGTCTTGAGCTTGCCCCGATCCTTGCCGACTTTCAGCCAGTCAGCGACTACCTGGGCCCAGGTGACGAACTCCGAATAAGCGGTCCAAATATGAAACGTGACCGAATTAGGCGTCCTGATTGGCTCGTCATCAGCTGAAAACCATGCCATACCGTCACGCGTCCAGATCCCCAACCGCTCACAGATGTAACGACCGCTTACCGAAGCAATGATCATTTCGTGGTATTCGAAAGTGCAGCCGTTGCCGGACTCACACAGATACCAGGCTTTTTCTACTTGGCCATAGCCATCCAGACGCCAGCGCATGCCATAGGGTTTATCCAGCCCGCCCCACTTCAAATACTGCTCGGTACCGCAGCAAGGGCATTTGATATGAAAGCGCAGCAAATGAGGCGACTCGTCGGCCGCACGGCTGATTTGGCAGCCCTCTCCCACTGACTCGTCGTCCTCGCCGCCGGCAACGATCACCCCAGGCGTGGAGCCACGGATTGACTTAGGGAATGTGGCACCCTCCAACCGCTTATCGCCCAAGGTCGTCGGCGCGCCCTCACCCTCAATGTCCGGGTCGAATTTCGACAGCTCGTCGTAAATGACCTCATCCGCGCTTTTCTCGCGGTAGTTTTGCGCCGCCGTGCCGCCAAGACACCAAAGCATTTTCCCGTTATCAAAGCGCTTTTCGTCCAGCGTGCTATCCCGGTGCTTACGGCCGATCCACGGCGCAAGCGCACGCACCAGGGGCACGTCACGAATCATCGTTTCAACGTGCCGCTTCATCATGGTGTCAGAGGCTTTATCCGTAGGGCACCACGACAGGACATTGCGTTTTTTGTGCTGGATTTTGTAGCCCTTGTTGGCCACCAGCATTTTGGTATAACCAACCCGGGCCGACTTCAGCACGTTGACCACGCAAATCAGGTCGTTGCCCATCGCGTTCATAATCGCGATTTGAAACGATGCGGTCTTCCAGCGGCCTTCCTGATACGACGACTCGGAGGACAAATAGAAAAACTTGTCTGCCCATTCCACCAATGTTAACGGCGGCTCTTTGTACAGCCCTTTCAGCCCCTTTCGGGCACTCTCAATCAGCGACCTCATCCAAGGCGGCGTAAAATTCATTTAGCAACTCCGGCAAGGCTTCGGCCAAGTCGGCCGCTTCGTTACGCGTAACGGCCACCTCGTGCTGAATGGCCTCAAGGAATCGCACCTCAATGTCGGGCTGTTTGCGCTTGACCTTGACGTGGACGGTATCCAGTGCAGAGCCGAGCATTGAACACAGGCGCACGATGGCGAACATGCAAAAGTCCACCGGCACCAGCTGCCGCTCCTTCACTCGATTGCGCAATTCCTGGGCGTCAGCTTGTGCCCGCGTCAGTCGCAATCGTTCCTGCTGAATCTTGTATTCAATGAGCGGATCAATCGGCTCGCCGGCATCGTCAACAGGTTGGTTCTTTCCCCCTTGCTTTTTCAAACGGTTATCGAGGACTGAACGGGCGTCGTAAAACGACTCCCGCCCGATTCGCTCGACTGGCTGAACGCCCCATTTGTCAAAGGCTTGAACGGAAATACCGAGGCTCGCCGCCATGCGCGACTTGTTGAGCCACCCGGGCTTTTGGGCTATCGACTTGGTTGCCATGACGTAACAACAACCTCAGATTGAAAAAGGGTCATATATAGCGAAAGGGCGGGGCCCGAATTACCCCCTTAGGGGGTGGGGTCCGGGAGTACCTTTTGATTTTTGCTCCCCGGGCGCCTGTCAAGCGAAAAAGGCGAGAAAGACGACGAAAACACCACTTTTTTCACCTTTTTCGACCGAATGACACGCATCACCGCGCACTGCCTAGCGCCTGGGCCCAGGCGGCGGCGAACTCTTCTTCTCGATTGGCCTTCACGATGTTCTCGGCGATCTTGAAGAACGGGAATATGGTGCGGTATCGCGGGGCCGAGTCAGCGAAGATGAACACCGGCCGCACTGCATCACCCATGCCCATAGACTTGCGCTCCCACACACCTTGCGTACCGTCGACCTCGCCAGAGAAGAAGCGATGGGCATTGCCCTTGCGCCGGCTTCGGGCGCTACCGCTGGCATTGGCCTGATAGCCGCGCGCGGACTCAGCAGCACCCAGGCCCGATAGGATCTTCAGCATCGTGCCGCGTGACACGTTGCCGTACTGATTCATGAAAGCCGTGGTAGGCACGGCGTATTGGCCACTGCGCATGATTCCGCGCGCTATCAACGACTTCTCGAAACGCTTGTGGGGTCGCTGCCCGCCGCTTACTGCCTGCTGTAGGTAGGTGTCGGCCGGCACACCAGATGCCCACGAGTCCTTGAAATAGACTTCAGCGGCTCGCTGTTTGGTGGCCATCTTCACAAACAGACTATTCAGCGTGGTCGGGGTTGGCCGGTCCAAGCGCTTCTGCATCACCGTAATGGTGCCTTTCTTGACCCGCTGGGCCAGGCGGGTCGCGGTCAGGGCCGCCACGAAAGGAAGGTGTTTTTTCTCCAGCTCCAGCATGCCCGCAGTGACCGGGGCAGAATCAAAGCCTAAATCGATCTTGAACATGCGGGTACCCTTTGAATGATTGAGCCGGTTACGCATCCGGCGCCCGTGCTAACAGGCCGCATCGTGTGGGCACGCTGACCCGCTATCGGTGCCAGCAGCTACTGGCGCAATCCGGGCCCGATATTCTCTCGTCGGGCCAAGCGCCCTCGGTGTTTTCGCGATTGAGGGATAAGAACGCCCCCTTGCGGCCGGGGAAGCCTTGGACTTACTTCATGATGCTTTTTGCTCCCGCTTGAGGACGACACAGGCAAGGCTGGTACCCACCAGCGCCAAGTCCGAACGCCGGGCAATGGCCAGCACCTCGGCGCAAGCCTGCTCTATCTCGGCCTGCTCTTCCGGCTCCATTTCGGCAAGAATGCCTTTCATCTGGTAGTAAACGGCGTCTTCATTCACGCTGACAGCGCCCGGACAAAGCCCGACAACACAACCCCCAGGACGACGCCCCACACATAAGGCATCACCCGACACAGAAGCGACGGACCGAAAGCCACCATGCGCGCCGGCTCAACCGTAGGAGGCGGAAAAAGCACAGGATCTTCAAGTACCCGAACGCCATTCGCCCCCGGTGCAGTGAAGTAGACAAAACTTTTGAACTCCGCCCGCATATGGCCATTCGACAGAAGGCGAATCCCGCCATTGCGAAACAGCACTGTGTCGGCCTCGACGATCACAACGCCTTCTCCAGCCGTGCAAACGCGAAAAGCTGTCTCACTCATAAATCACCTCGTTATGCGTAACGGCCGGCGCCTGGCAGGCTTCCGACTCTCGACAGTCAGCGTGCCCTGCCAGCACATACGCCAGCAGGACAAGCACCAAACTCAACACCGGCCGAGGGATCATCCCAAGTCCGCCTTTTTCTCAGCCCAGCGCTTGCCGAACTGGCGCACGTACTCAATGCCGAGCGCACCAACAAAGCCCGACGTGGCCAGCGCCCAGCCGTAGCTGAAATTGAATTCACGCACCGTCAGGCCGACCGAAAGCACGATCAGCGAGCCAATCGAAGCCTCCAGAAACTTGCGCCAGTTGCTGGTTTCTTTGCCGTCGTACTGAATCCGCAGCCATGCCAGAACGAACGCCAGGCCCATGGCCACGCCGTTTTCCTTGAGAGCCATCAGCAGCAGGACCAAAAATGTCGGATCTTTATCGGGAGGGAGCATGTTAGGCATCTCTGTTTTCTCCCGAAGTCCGGGGGGGGATAGGCATAAAAAAACCCCCGACCTGTGAGGGCCGGGGGCTGAATGAACTGTGTCGCATGGGCATCGTGGCCGGAACAACACCACAATGCCGTGAAAGATAGGGAAAGCTGCCAACCCTGTCAAGCATTGCGTGTAAATTAACACTAATCGTGTAAAACCCGCGCACTGTCAACCCTTGGATTTTTGGCTGCGCCTCACAGCTCAAGGGCTATCTCTGATCGCGCCAGAAGGCACCGCGACTCACCCGCCCAAGTGCCGCCGCAGCCCCGTGGCAATTGCTTCTGGCAGTTCTTGCAGGTGCGGCCATCCAGCTTGCCGACCTGTTTTTCCAGCAACCGGTTGTCGTTTCGCAGCAGAGTCAAAAGGTACTCGGTTGCGGTATACGGAACGCCCTTAGAACCCCGGCGCACGCGGCCTTCAGCCAACATCAGCCGCTCCGCAGGCCCCATTTTCAGCTCAAACACCTCAACACCGGACTCTTTTTCGCGTTCGCGCTGCTCCCGTTTGCGCTGCGCCTCGGGCGTCAGTTCGTTTTCATCATCGCTGTGACCCGTCACAGTCACCGGCCCACGGCGCAGCGGCTCAACGCCCCGGAACGCATCGGCCGCCACATCCTGCTCTACCTCGATCATTTAAAATCCTCTTATATGATTAATTTTGATTTAGGGCTCTAAGCTAGCCAGCCCGCAGGGTCCAGCGCAGTGGGCTTAACGGCGCGTCTTGCTCCTGTCTTGTCCTGCAACGCGTCAAAACCCTGGGCGTTCAGCCATTCGTGCCAGCGCTCCAGAGCGTCGCGCTTAATGTCCTCGCCTCGGTCTTGAAAGTAGGTCGCCTCCAAATCGCTCAAGGAATGGTTGAGCAACAGCTTGACCACCAGGCTATCCACGCGAAACTTGGCCCAGCAGGTGCGCGCCAGTTTGCGCAAGTCGTGACTGGTCCAGTCGCCGGCACCGTAGCGGGTGAAGACGGCAAACGCCTGGCTACGTGACATAGGCCGGCCGGAACGCGTGGTGGATGGGAACAGGTAGGCCCCGTCATACCCCCGCGCCTTCTGGTTTTCTCGGTACCGATCAAGAAAGGCCACAGCGGCAGGTGTCAGGGGCAACAGGTGGTCGCGTTTCGACTTGGTATCAGCCCCAGGAATAAACCACTCCCCTTCCTGCAGGTGGACGTTCTTCCATTTGGCCAGGCGGGTTTCAGTGATGCGTGTGCCATGGGCCAGCATCAGCACCATTAAGGCTATGCCCGCTGGATCAGCCTGGAATGCCTCAGCCCAATCAGCCAGAAGATCCACCACGACGACATGACGAAGGCGCGCGCCCTTGGGCCGTATCTTGACCTTGGTAAAGTTGCCGAAGGTCACACCGGCCATGGGATTGGCGGTGACTTTCTTCAGGACCAACGCCCGCGCAAACACCAACTTCAATACGTCCAGCGCCGACTTGACGTAGCCCAGGCTGTATTCCTCCTGCATATGCCAAACCAAATGGCGGTCGAGCGTATCGCGGTTGAGTTTGCACAGCGCCAGTTCGTCCAGGGCGGGCAGCAACTGGCGATTGATCACCGACATCGAGGACGCGCGCCGATCCTTGGACAGCCCTCTATCAGCCTTCAGGCGGTCCACGTACCAGCGCAGCACCTGGCCAACCGACTCCCAGCCATCCACGGTGGCCACGGCCGCCGGGTCAGCCATCAAGCGCGCCATTACCGCCGGCACGCTCTCAAGCATCAGTTTGGCCGGCACTTCTGGCCAGTTGGCCGCCTTCCTCCATTTGCCGCCCTTGTCATACCGGATCAGGTGCCAACTGCCTTTAGCGCGGTCGTTACGGTAACGAAAGCGCAGCGGGTGCCGGGGGTCTTTCAGCTCTCCGATGGAAGGGTCAGCCGCATGCCTCTTAATAGCCGAATCGGAGAGCGGGACTGTGAGGGTTTTAGCCATGGTGCGGGCCTCAGTAGCGCGCGACGTGATGCCGGCGTGCGCGTGTTGTCTTTTTTCAGGCAAAGCACGGCCGTGCATGGCCATGCCTCGGAAAATCGGGTGTGGACGACGTGGTACCGAACAGCGGACGCTTTGCGCGCCCGGCTCTATTACGCGGGTAAGCTGGAATACCACCAGCGCGTGGCGTGGACGGTTAAGGGCTTGGCGAACATCAGGCAATGGACCCCGGGCGCACCCCAGCCCCCGGCGAACTGAAAACCGTCCAGATCCACCCGGGCGCCGATCCTTTCGCGCTCGCCCACTTGCAGCGCAGCCGGCAGCGGCCCACGCACAACCTCTACATGGATCGCAAAGCCCAGGGCGGCACCGACTGCATAAGCATCAGCCCCGTGGAACCCAGCAAAAAGCGGATGAATGTCCATCATGTCCCCAACGCTGTTTCGATGATTGTTTTGGCTTCAGCCAGTCGCCGGCGATAAGTGCGCAGGCTGATACCCAGCGCCAACGCCTTCTCAAACTGCCCCATGCCGCGCGGATCGTAATCGGCAATACCGCGCCGGCTCGCTACCTGCCACCAGGCGGCGCAACACTCCAGGCGCAAAACATCAGCGCGCATCGGCTCGGCCGCAAACATCCTCATCACCGCCGCCTCTACAACGACCTCCAGGCTATCAGCTGGACCGCCAGAAGCGCCGCCACTGCCGCCGAAGATCAATTCACCTTTATTGTCGATCAGCTTGGCCAGCATGCTTTTACCGGTCCCCTGCTGGGCGTCTGGTACAGACCAGCGCGCCCATAATTCCAGGGCGCCGGCTACGTCGCGCTTTGCCATGCCCCCCCCCTTTAGCCCCCGAACTCAGGCGCTATTTTGTAACCGTTACGGTGACCCTGTTTGCAGGCCGGAAATTTGAGCCCACTGGTGCAGATCACTTGCCCCAGGATGCAATCGGACCGAACACAAGCCCCACAGCCGAGCGAGCGCATTTGTTGCGCTTCGACAATCTTTGCGGGGTCGCCATAGGCGTAACCGGGCAGCGCTCGACTGGCCGGCCTAGTCACGGGCCAGCTCCTTCAGGACGGCACGCACGGAGGGGCTATTGGCCAAGCCCGACAGGCGCGCCAGGATCAGCTCAGACAGCGCTTCCAGCGGCTCGCGCACATGACGGAAACCCGCCTGACCATCCGTGACCATCACGTCACCTTGGCGAATACTCACTGAACCGGAAGGGCGGCTATAGAGGTGCCAGATCACGCCGCCACGGTCGCGGACCTCCTGCGCCTCCTGCTCAGTCAGGCAATGCGCGATTACCATGCCCTGCACCGGCCAAGGCTCGCTCGAAGGTTCGTCAGCGCCGCTTAGGAAGTTGCGCAGCACCTCAAGGCGACGAAGGCCGTAGTCAGCGCTCGGTGTCACCTGGGCATAGGCAGCAAATTGGCCTTTGCCCGAAGTGACAAGACGGTCAGCAATGTCGACACGCTCGCTTGGAGTGCCGCCAGATAATGCAATCAGTAACAAGGAATTCCCCTTTTGACGCGCCTTCAGCGGCGGGCCAGTTCTAATTTTTCTTTTCGCACAGTCATCAAAAGGGAATGCAGGCAAGCCGGAGCGAACCCCCTACCCGCCTTAACTGCCAGCTCTATGGCGGCATTCATTTCTTCAATCGTCACGTTCGTGGCACACCATCGACGGAACAAAGCCTGATTATCAGGGTCTGTTCCGTGCTGATCCGGCATGCTCAGCTCAGACGTAAACCAGGCACACCACTGGCCAGCCGTTTTGGGCATGTCGAGCGCAGGCAAGAAGTCAGCGAAGTCTGTCAGCGTTACGCGTAACAGCGCGTCAGGTTCATCGCCGCGCGCTTGGGAAAGCCAGCCGTCATTGCTCAAGTAATCCAGCAACACAGCGGCATTAAGCGGGCCGGCTTGCAACGCGTCGGCCCACTCGCTAACGGGCAGCTCAATCACGCCCTTGTCGCGCAACGGACTGGCCGCGAACAACTCCAGCAACTTGACCAGGCGAGCGAAGCCCGCCAGGCCAAAGCGCTGCTCTACCTTCAACACGACAGGGCGAGCGGAGAAGCCAGTAGGCAGATTAATTGCCGGCATTGGTCGCGTCCGGGAACAGGTTTTTTGCAAACGGGGTGTAGATGCCGTTCCAGTCCACCAACCCCTTGGACTTGAGAACGATGTTTACCCCAGCAGCAAAAGACGGGATGCGCTCCCGGCGATACCAAGAGGACACGGTGCGTGTCTTTTCGCCAAGTAGAGCGGCGACGGTGTACAGACCAGCCTGGCCTAACTTGCCTTCTGGCCCGGCAGCACCGACGATTTCAATCCACTTGTTTAGTTCCACGAATAGACGCCTATTTACACGATTGGTGTAAGTCTATTTCGACTCTATCCCATTTCTCAAGCTTTTTTTGCCGCCTTCTACACTTAAAGTGTATATTTCCTCCGATAGAAGCTAGTATTAAACAATTGCCAAGGCGTGAAACCTCACGGCGCCCTTTGAGAGATTGCGCATGTCTGATTTGATAACTGTTGTGTCCCAGCGGCTTAAAGATTGTCGCCAGGCCACGGGCTGGACCCTTGAGGAAACAGCCAAACGGCTGACGGATTTATCGGGCAAGCCTATGACCTACTCCCGATATTCAAACTGGGAACTTGGGCTGCGCATGCCGCCAACGGATCAAGTTGTTTTGCTCGCCAAGCTGTTCGGTAAAACGCCTGCCTGGCTTCAGGGCTACACGGACAACGACAGCTTGAGCGCGGTTACATCCAACTACGTGACAGCCAATCCGCCGAATATCGCTACAAAAAGCGGCCTGCTGATCGTCCCGCAAGTCACGGATAACACGGCCTTCAGCCTGGGTTACATCGAAAGTCGCGGACTCAATCGCAACAAACTACTTTGCATTAAGCAGATCGACAGCAGCATGGGGCCGCTGATTGCTGAAGGTGATGAAGTACTGCTTGACGGCGACCAAGTGACGGTAAGGGGAGCCGATTTGTTCGGCATCGTAGTGGCGGGAACGGTCTGGATTCGCTGGATATGCCCCGAACTCAACAACACCTTTACTCTCAAGGCTTCTGATACACAGCAGTACCCTGATAGCAAAATGACACGCGAAGAGCTGGAGCAGCTGGATATAGTGGGCCGCGTGGTACGCATATCCCACGACAGGTAGTAAAAAGCCCTTGGTAAAAGGGCTTTTTTATTGCTGGGATTTACACTTTACGTGTAACATGCCACGCAATTCAGGAACGACAGGTTACTCCCATGCAAGGCAGCGTAATTTCCCCTCTAAAAGATCAACCACCAGCGCACCCAAACGGCGCAATAGGTGCGCAACAGCGCCGCGTGGTGGCCATGAAAGAAGTGTATTCCCTAACCGGAAGCATGCAAAAAATGGCCTTATATTCGATCGACCAAAACCACGTCACCATTGAAACCATGGAAGAAATGGCCGACCTACTCGGCCTTCTACGTCGCCAGCTGGGCGCACTCCAACTCGACCTGTCTAGCCACTGAACACCGCCCTCCCCTTTTCGCAAGGACGCGTCTCCCATGAATGCCTGTGTTCAAATCCACGGCGACGAAGTGATTGGCTATCCCGGCCAGAACCTGACAGATAGAGAACTGTTTGTTCTGGTCAAAACAGCCGAGGGCTTTCCTACTCCGACCATTGCTGAAGAATTGCAGCTTGACGACATTGGCATGCGAATGGTCGAGCGCAACATTCTGAGCAAGCTGGGCGCCAAGAACAAAGCACACATGATCACGCGCGGCTTCACCCTGGGCGTACTGGTCCCCCAGGCGCTTTGTCTCATGCTGTGCGTAATGGCCGTCTTGGAAGTCGACACAGACATGAACCGCACTCGCTCCCAGCGCCGGAGCCGCACTCTTACCGAAAACTCGCGCAGCGTGCGCACCTCCCCAGCTTCGGCCGGCGGCCCTCCCTCACGCCAAACCCTTTACGTTTGAGTCCTTCGTTAATTCGTTATTTCGTTAAATCGTTATCTTCTTGATCCTTGGCGTAACCCGTCCTATACTCGGCCTACGTTAACGAATTAACGAATTAACGAATTAACGCGAATAAGGATTTCTCACCGTGGCATTACGAATTGGCTTTGCATCACAGAAGGGTGGCCCTGGCAAATCCACCGACGCACGCGGCACCGCCGTGGGACTCGCGCAGAATGGATGGGCTGTAAAAATTGCTGACTTCGACCTTAACCAGTCCACCAGCGCGCTCTGGAACGTACGCCGAATGAAGCGCGGCCACTCACCAGAAATTTCAGTCGAACAGTTCGGCGGCATGGCTCAAGCCCTGGCGAAGTCGGGCGACTATGACGCCATCATTTTTGACGGCGCGCCACGCGCAAGTAAGGACACGGCCGCGATGGCTGAAGCCTGCGATTTGTTGGTTATCCCTACCGGCTTATCCCTGGACGATCTTGAGCCCGCTGTAGCGCTGGCAGATGCCTTGCATTTTAAACATGCCATTCCGGTTGAACGTATCGCCTTCGCGCTTAATCAAGTAGGTGACAGCCAGGCAGAACTGGATGAAGCGCGCGACTACTTGGGCGGAAAGCCTTACCACGTTCTCGATGGTCACCTACCCAAAAAGGTCAGCTACAGCCGCGCTATGGACGTAGGACTTTCTGTTATCGAGGTGTCACATAAAGGGCTGCGTACTCAAGCGGAGCAGCTAATAAGCGCGATCATCGCCCGCGCAACTGCGCTACAATCAAAATAACGAATTGACGAATTAACGAATTAAAGGAAGGCCAACTATGACTGTTGTCGCGCCAAAACCACCCCGCAGAACATCCACGAAGGGCACCGCTCCAGCAGCACCACAGGCTGCCGAAGCGTCATTGAAAGCTGGCCACACACACCAGGCAGGCCCGGAAGATTTAGTAACAGCCAACTTTAAGGTCGACGCGCAATTCAAGCACGAAGTGAAGATGTTCGCCGCCATGCACAAAATGAGCATGGTCGACGTATTCCGCCAGGGCTTCGCCTTGCTCAAGGCATCCAAAGGCGGATAGCCTCTGCCAGTACCAATACCTAGCCCCGCATCTGGCGGGGCTTTTTTATGCCGGCATGTCGGGTGAAACTGGCAACCCAATCACAACACCAGGGCCTGGCCATGCAAGTTACGATAGACCTAACCCCCTTTGAGCTGGAGACCCTTCACGACTTCCGCCGGTACCACGCGCAGTCCCAGCGCACGCCTTCCAGCGCGCCGGAACTGGAACTGACCAAGCTCTATAGCGCGCTCAGCACCTCGGCGCAGATCCTGGCCGAAGCCCTCGACAAAGCAGCGCACAAACAAGGCGTGTGACCGGTCACGACTCCACGGCGAATAACCGAATCCCGAGACTATCAGTGAAGCGCACAAGGGTATCCAGGCTGGCCCAGGTGCGCACAGGTTCCCGCTGGGAGCGCACCGGTATCCACTTGGACCCTGGGCCGCCCAGGCGCACCCACAGCGCCCAGCGCTCACCCTCGCGGCACACTTTGCACTCACGTACCGACCCGCTGGCCACCAGGGGCCGCAAGGTCGTTTCGTGGAACCCTTCACGCATTCGTCCGCCTCATTCGTCCAGCCCGCCCCCGTGACAAGGCGCGATCATACCTGCTCTCCCAGTATCTTCGCGCGATAGTCCGCACCTTTGGCCAGATGCTCAGCACTGCAAAACACTTGATCGTCCTCCCACACCCGCTCGGGCTGGTCGTGATATACCCGGCGCTCACAGTAGCCACACTCCTGCGACCACCCATGCTCCTCCACCAACAAGCGCATAGGCACACCACCAGGCTTGCCCGCGAAGTCATCCAGGCCCGGCATGCGCCGGCACGACTCGACCTGGCTGAATTCAATGTTCAGCTCATTGGCCCCTTCTCGCCGCGCTACAACACCAGATATGGCGAATGTAATTACCCCATACTCATTGCCTTGCACGCTGTACGCCTTAAGCCTCGACATGTCCCGCCTCCTTTTCTCGCTGCGATAGTTCTTTTATGCGCACTTCCGCCAGGCCATTTACATGGTCATAAAGCTTTCTTCCCGCGCGCGGATTAATGCGTTGCAGGCATTCCAGCGTGCGCAACACACCCACCACCAGCCAGACGCGGCGGTCTACATCCTCTGCCGTTCCCGACGATGCAATCGCCGCCAGCATCTGACGGAACATCGGCACCACATTCGCCGGCAGCGCGACGCCGGCAATCGCGTTACTCATAACGCATCCGCCGCGCTCGCATCGGCCAGCCCAAAGTAATCAGCGCTCCACATTCCTTTCCTTGACCGCCAGCCCGGTACCAGGCGTCGACGGGCCATCCGCTGCGCCTCGATCAATTGGCGGTGCAGTTCCTCCACCTGGGCGGGCCTCAGCCCCCACGCGGCCACCTTGGCCAGCAGGCCCTCGACAAACCAGGCGTGGCCCTGGACCCGAAACAAGTCATCGAGCGCGGCGAACTTCTCCAGCTCGTTGACGATACCCGCCACCCAACGCGATGGCCCTTCATCCTGGGGCAGCGCCGCCCAGGCCCACCGGTGGACTCTGTAGATGCGATGGGAGTACACCTGCCCACCCCGACCATGCCCGGCCGCCACCAGGCGACCCCAGTGGCCACGTACCACGCCCTTTTCTTCCAGCTCCACCAGCAGCCCGCGCGCGCGCTGTAGGCCAACGCCAAAGCGGCGCATCAGCGCCCCAGGGCCGGTAAACGGCCGCGCGGCGACAAACCGAGCGGCCGCGCTCAACAGCGAATCGGGAACACTGGTCATTGTTCGTAGCCCGCCAGATAGCCAGGCTCGGCGGTGGCCAGCATCTGGCGCAACGTGGTCGGCCCGGTGTCGCTGGTCAAAGGTTCGTCCAGGGTCACGTCAAGGACGGGCATCACGTCATCCAGGGTATAGCCGTGCATTGGGGACGCCATGGCGTTGGCAAAGGCCAGGGCCTGGGCTTCGTCCTGGGCGGCATACACATCGTAATCGGACACCCAAAAGGCGCGCAGCGCGCCGGTGCTTTCGTTGACCTGGCTCATTCGTCGTCCTCGTCTTCGCGCAGTTCGATGGACTCGCCACCGGCTTCAATGATCGCCATCGCGGCCGCGTCGAACAGGTGATGCAACGGCGTGGCGCCCTGCTCGTCGTCTTCCAGCAGCTGGGCGGCAACCTCCACCATCAGCAATTCTTGATCAATCACGAAGGCCAGGGGCTGGCCATCGCCGCTCACCGGCCAGTTATCGCCCATGGCCACGGAATGCGCCAAGGCGCCTTTATGGATGCGAATTACCAGCTCGTCGCCTTCGACGGCAACGTGGTGCGGCATGATCAAATCAGGGGTACTCATCTGGTGAATCTCCTTTTTAAATGGTGCGTGACAGGTCACGCGGCAGGAAGTAATGCCGAACCCACTTGCAGCAGCCGGCATACGGCATCGTTGAGGGCAAGGTGGTGCGCTTCAACCGGCCTTCGGCATACAGCGCGCGGACATCCGGCATGATTCGCGTGTGATCCGCCCCCGTAGCCTTGCAATAGGCTTCTTCAAACTGGGCGTTGAGGGCATCGACGCCACCACTTTCGGGATTCTCGCGCAGGTAACCGACGATCCAGGCTTGTCGCTCTTTGGGTGTCATGGGGCTTGCTCCTTTGCGAATGAGTGGCGGACTGCGCCTAAAATCACTTTACATAAAAGTGATACGTCATTTTGACATAAACTGATTATCTCGGGCACAAAAAAAGGCCCCCAGTCGCCTATCAAGCGACGGGGGGCATTTACCATAAGTGGCGTTATTGGTAACGCAGCGGGTCACGCACTCTTGCAGCTCCACACGTAACCACCCGATTGCAGCTTATGCAATCGGTACTCGGTGCGCGCACTTCTGACACGCTCGCCCAGCTCACCGCGCGGCCGCCCGGTGCCAGGCACGACCACTTCGGCCGCGTAGAAATAATCGGCGGCATGCGCCCAGTCCTGCCCCTGCATCGGGCCGTCAATGATCGGCCACGCTCGCAGCGGGTCGCGGGTTTGTTCGGTCATGGCGGGGGTTCCTTTCCAGTTTACTTAGATTCGTTATGGGTAACGCGCCCTACCGAACGCCTTCGGCACGCTCGATGGCCGATTGCACCAGGGCAGACAACCGGACCAATTCAAGGTGGTACGCCTCTTGCGCTTCGTCGATGCCGCGCATCCGCTCGGTGTGTTCTGCATTGCTGTCCGTCACATGTTTGCCCCTGGACGCCTCAATGAGTGCGTCACAGCGGGCTGTGGCCGCATGGATTCGGGTTAGTTGCTCGGCCAGCGGCTGGCTATCAATCATCGGCATGGCGGGGGTTCCTTTCTGTTCAGTTCACGTCAGGATGATTCAGTTCAGCGCTCAACTGTTCCTCCACGCCCCACTGGTAAGCCGCGTTAGTCTGCTCGGCCAGGTCGGCCAGCTGGGCGTCGTCAATCACGCCCTGGGCGTGCAACGCGCCGGCCAGCTCGTCCAGGGCGAACTGGTGCGCCTCGGGGGATTTTATCAAAGCGGCCTTATCATCGTAGAGCGCCTGCCAATCGGCCAGGCTTGCAGCGTGGGTAGGTGTTTTCATGGCGGCGATTCCTGTCAGTCGTAGATGGTCGAATGACTGGGCCAAGCTCGATCACGCAGCGCGCACATCGGGCAGCCCATAGCGGGGTCATCAATCCAGCCTCCCCAGGCGGACCGCCCGTTTGTATTGCAACACTCACAAGGCCGGCATTCCTGTACGCAGCTATGCAGGCGCTCGGCACGCACCTGGGCATCCGCCCAACTATCGCCAGGCTTGGCCAAGGCCGCAACCTGGCCCCGGCTCAGCACCGGCACCCCAAAGAACATATGCATATTTTTCACTGATCATCCTGCCGGTGATTCGCGGCCTTTCCAGATCGTTACGCGTAACGGCAGACCCTAGGCCGCTTCCAGTACCAGCGATATGCGCCGGCCAAGCAACCCCAACGCGCGTTCCACCTGTTCAATTTTCGAGGCGTGCAGGAAGTCCACCAGCCTCTCCGCGACTTGCCGAGAGATGCCCATGCGGCGAGCCAGCTCGGCACGGTTTACACCCTCTTCTACCATGGCGTTCCACAGCATAATTTTTGCCACAGTCAGCGCAGGCAAGCGCAGCACCAACGCCGGGTCAGAGGGCTCCGAGGCGCGCGGAATCGCGCGGCGCTGCTCGACGTACAGCGACAGGGCCGACTCAAAGCCGTCCAGCGCTTCGGCAAAGGCTTCGCCCAGGGTATCGCCGGACGCGTTCATTTCCGGAATATCAGGGCACGAGAGCCACACGCCGGTGGCTTCTTGATGCAACTCCAGGGGGTACTGATACATACGACTCACCTTCAAAGGGTACAGCTAAGCCTCAATCCTTGAGGCCCAACTGTTTGATAATGGTTTTGCGTAACCCTTCGTGCATTTCCTTGCTGCCGTGGTCCGCAAAGATGGTCGATTTGCCATTCAAGTAAACCTTGAAGTGACTGCCCTTGGCGCTCTTGAACTCCACGCCCTGGGCCAACAACCAACGCCGAAACTCGCTGCACTTCATTGCTTCAGTCCTTGCCGTTTCGGTAGGGCTATTATGGCATCACATGTGATGCGCACGCAATACTTATGATGCCTTTTTATTCGCCTGGCTGCTTGCGGTAGTCAGTCGACAGGCCGGCCGCGCGCAAGCGGTCCTCCCAAGTACTGATCGCCGCGTGCGCTTTGTTACGTTCTGCCTCCAACAGGTCGTTATCCCTTTTCAGCGTCTCGACCTCAATGCGCAGATCGCGCGTGTACTGCTCCAGACGCTTAACCAGTCTTTGCTCATCAGCCAACCGATCACGCAGACGCGCCGATGGCCGGTAAGTGCTGCGATTTGGCTCAGACAAGTAACGGCCGTTGTCGCCTTCAGGCCACAGCTTGGCCAGTAAGGCGTCAAATCCCGGCTTTTTGCTGGTTTCCCAGTCCTTTGGCCGGTGGTCGAGGTCTTCATGGGCCAACAGCCCAAGACTCAGCACGCAGCGCTCGGTGTGGGTCAGGCGGATAGATTGCACGCCCTCAGCTGCTTGCGCCTGCTTCTGTTCACGCTGTCGCTGTCGGTACATCTGCTGCCGCTTGGCATTGCTTAATGGCACCTTAGCGGCCGGCTTTTCGGGCGCATCACCGAACATGGCCAACTGACCATCGGCGCGCACATCGGCCAGGGCGTCAGCCAACCACGGCCAGGCTTTACGGTCGCCCTTTGCACCGTACTCCCGGTCAATTGCAACGGCCTTACCATCTTCGGCCAGAGACTCCAACACCTCCGCTCGCACAGCCTGATCCACGGTCCGCCCTAGGTGTTTCGACGCATGCATATATTGGTGCCGGAAACCGGTGCTACTGATAAACGGTTTATCGAAGTCAATTGCGTGCAGCTCGGCGCCGCAGTGGGTCGACATGGAATCAGGGCTCATCCTAACTACCATGCGCATGCCCTCGACCTCCAACAAGAACTCGCCGGCTTGTTTCCAGCCAGGCACCTGGCCGGCAGGCGCCGCGAACTTATTTTCCAGCTCCTTCTGAATGTCAGAACAGCCGAAGTGGGTGCCACCGTTAAGCTTGATCACGCACGCGCGAAACACCACGCTTGCGTCAATCAGCGTCTGTTCATCACCGGCCAGCATGGCGTCATCAAAGAGCGTACGCACGCGCGACGCGCGCAATACCAGCTCAGCGTGATCAGCAGGCAGCGCGGCCAGAGCCGCAATGAATTCAGGGCGCTTTTCAAGCGGCACGTACTGGATAGTTTTTTTGCTGGCCATCACGGGCACTCCATCAAGCGCCCCGGCGGTCGGGCCGGGGCTTCTTCCTTAGATATGGGTATCGAGCCCGGTCAAGTGAGTAAAAGCGCGTTGCAGATCCTCGGCGTAAACCATGCTTTCACGGGCCTTTTCCTTAAAATCCAGGCGCGCCCAACGACCGGCGATCACGTCATAGGTGTCCAGGGGGGTCAGTTCTACGCGGATCATGTTCACGCCATCTTTGGCGAAGTTGGCAGGCAGCTTGAATTGCAGGCCGCGCTCAGTAGCCACCAACTCACGGGCGCCAGTCATCACCAAAAAACGTCTAGCGCCAAGCTGATTAAGGATCGTATCAGCGACATGCTGCGCGGTGGTCAAGGGTTTGGCTTTGGTCATCGGGTCAGCTCCGGTAGGGCGGCCATGGGTGAATCCCCGGCCTTGGAGCTGACTTTAAATCTGATTCGTTATTTCGTCAATTCGTTATTTCGTTATTTCGTTATATGTCCGCATAGGAGCCTCAGCTAATCCCGCGTAAATGCTCAACAAACGCCAAACCGCGTAGGGTATATCGGCCTTCTCACCACCTGCCCATTTACGAATCTTGCGGGAATCGACTCCTACCAGCGTGCCGGCCTCACTACCGGACAAGCCCGCAACTCTTAG